AATTACAATATCATCTGGTGTAATAATCGTATATTGATACCCATGCAAATGGCAGGTTTTTATCATCACTTTATCTTCAATTTCAATTACGTGCATTTCGGGATATCCATCATCTTCTAACATCATAGCATATCTAATTGCATCATCTTCTTCTTGAAATAGATAAAGAATATTTTCTCCTTCATCATCAACTACGGAATATGCACCTTCAGTTTCTCTGCCATTAATTGTTAGAATAAACATTTAAACTAATTCACATGCCTCTTGATAAATTTCTTGCATCATTTTTTGAATGACTGATTTATCAAGACTAATTTCTGCCTCCTGAATATATCTATTCAAAATAGAGATGGTGTCTTCACTTTCAAATGCCTCAAACTCTACTGGTTCTTGAATATCAAAGTTTTCGATAATTTTGAGTTCTGCAATATTAGATGCATAGAGTTTATCGATAAACTTCTCAAACTTTTTAGTATCAGATTTCTTACGAACAACAACCTTTACGATTTTGTTCTCATACTCACGAGTATCAAATGTTTGGTAATTAGTGTCCTCATAATAAATGTTATAAAACATTCTATAAGGATTATTCACTGGTTCGTGAGTTATTGTTTCAGTATCAAAGATAGTAAATCCGCGAGTATCACCTACATCAGTCCAATAAATCTCATAAGGATTACCTAGATAGAAGACTGTTCCATCATTCGATCTAGTGTGATAGTGTCCCGAGTAGACCCTGGTGAACTTACCAAATAGTTTGCCCTCCAAACCATGCTCCATGACGATTTGTTTATTAACTCTAAATCCTTGGAGTTCAAGGTGCCCCATCGCACACGTGCAAGTTGTCTTTTGAATAAGTTTGAGAGTGCTTTCCTCATTTTCTTGATTAATCCACGGAATAAAAAGAGTTGGTAGTTGTCCCAACATCACTTCGTTTGGTTCTGAATATACAGTCACATTATCATACTCTCGTAGAAGCAAATCGACTGCATTTACATTGTTAGTGTTCTTATAATAAGCCGTGTGATTTCCTACAATTGTATGGACTTTTACACCCATTTCTTGAAGACGGTCATAGTAATTATTTTTTGCCCAAGATAAAGCAGAAAAATCAATTCCTTTACGACTATCAAAAGTATCTCCCATATCTACAACAGTAGTAATCCCATACTCTTCGAGCGTTGGGAAAAATACATTATTGTAGAATTTTAAGAAATAATCATGAAAGAGTTTGGAATTCTTTCTAGCACCAAAGTGCTGATCTGTAATAATTGCTACTTTCATTCAATATCGCAGTTTGCTGTGAACTCCATCCTTAATACTATTGTAATCGGAATAGTTCCCCCCGTCAATAGTGTTGTCGTCAGTAAACACCTCACTAAACCCAGAACGCTCAAGAATTTTATTTTTGATTTCTAGTTGGCGTTTTTCTTTAGTAATACGACGAATAAAAGCATAATGAATGATTTGGGTAAAGTATGCAAAAGGATTCTGTGACTTCTCTGGATTGAAGTTGTGAATGTACTGAACACAATTTTCAATACCGTCAGAAATCATGTCCTCCTTGAACATGTAGTTGACAAAATTTGGTTTGAATGATAAATGATTAGCAATCTTCAGGAAACACTCTCCAATGTAGCGCGGAATGGGTGGTTTTGGTTTTCCTTGGATTTCTGCAATTTCTTTATCTTCACGATACTTGATTAGAGCAGCAAGAAACTCTTTATTAATGACGTAGTGCTCTGACCTCTTTCTTTTGGTCATAACTGCTGTGGTAATCATAAGTTTTTATCATTATTATGTATAGATTATACCACTTATATAAATGCTTGACAAGGTGCTTAAAACTCGATAGAATACCTTTGTTGGGTTTGAAGGGTAGGGCTTAGCTATTCTTAAAGAGCTTCTCTAGGATCTCTTTAGCATCATTAACATTAGCAATATAACCCATTCTTCTGTTTATCTTTGAATGATTTGAACCATTCTTGTTAGATTGACGTACATATGATTGATACATCATAATCATTTCAATATCAGAAGATTCAGACAGAGTAAGAACATCTTCTAGGTTAATAATAAACATATCCTCTTTAGTTGTTTTCAACCAAGGTTCTAGTTTATATCCAACTACACCTAATTTTGTTTTAATCTCACTTACAATAATTGGATTACTAACTATCAGCATAGTTCTATCTTCTTCTTCAGAGGCTGCTACTTTAGCAAAGATCTCTTCACCTGTTTTTAATTTAAGTGTGCAGTAAAAATCATCTTCAATTCCCATTTAGTTGTTCCTCCTTTCTTTTCTTCCACCATAACTTTGCTGCTTCACTTTTATTTTTTCTGTGTTCTTCTGATAATGGTTTGCCTCTCCTGGATGCACCAGATTTTGGATTAGGTTTTCCTAAATGAGATTTACTCATATTTTCTCTTGATTTTTTTGAGTGAATTCTTCCTCTATTTGCATTACCGATTTTAATTTTAGTTTCTTCACTTTGAATTTTTCCCTTCATAGCACCACCACCTATTCCACCATTAGATTTGTTGTGAAGAATTCCAGTTTCCAAATCCTTTCTCCCAAGAATTGATATCATGTAAACTTCATGTTTAAATGCATCTTCTTCTGTTAAATTTTTCTTTAAGAATATTCTTCTTTCTTTTGATGGGGGATTAAAAATCCTATTAGATTTTGAATGAATACGATTATCTTTTCCTTTACCAATATAATAAGGAGTTCCATCTTCTCTAAGGTATGCGTAAGTGTAATAGTTCATTTTTTCTTAAGTTGTATAGTGGTTATTTCATAGTTAAAATTTTCTTCATTATAGATTTTGATTCTTTCAATAAGGTGATTTAAAGTATAATTTTTTCTTGAGTTATAAGTACAATCATCAGAAATATCGTAAAGAACTGCCTTTACTTTATTTTTTCCTTTCCTAAGAACTCGTCCAATTGATTGTAGATTTCTAATGCGTGATTTGCTAGGCGATGCAAAGATAACATTATGGAGGTTTTTAATGTTGATACCAGTAGAAAAAGTTCCATAGGAAGCAACAATGATTGCGTTGTTTTCCCTTTCTGTTATTTCTCTAACCAATTCCCTTTCTTCAGTGTCAACACCACCATGAATAAAAAATACTTTACGATCACCTCGCTTGGTATTATTTATCTTTTCATATAAAACTGCTCCATGTGCCTCTACTCTTGAAAAGAGAACAAGAGTGTTTCCTTTCAGATCTAATGCAAGATTTGTTATGAATTTATTTCTTTGTTCTTGAGAAATTAAATATTGAATCTCATCTTCATAAGTTTCAAACTTTTGTGGTTTGTGCTTAAGAACAAGACAACGAATATCTAACTGGGAAATATGTCCTTGCTCCATCAACTCATAAGTTCTTGTAACTTTATATGATGGTCCAAACAATCCTTCCAAAACCCATTTATGAGTTTGAGTGCCATCTAAGGTTCCGGTAAATCCAAAACGATACTTTGCATGATGAAGTTTGGACATAATATCAACAAGAGATTTGCTCTTAAATAGGTGAGCTTCATCTCCTATAACTACTCCATAATCCTCAAAAAATGAACGTTCAAGTTTATATACAGATTGCCACGTAGTAATCGTTACTGGATGTTCGTTTGTTTTCTCCCTACCAGAATAAATGCGGTGGCAATATGACTCAGCATCCCAACCATAGTCTTGGAAATCCTTGTACATCTGCTCTACAAGAGATGTCGTTGGAACAACTAGAAGAATTTTTTGTCCTTTATCTACATAATACCTTACAAGGGAGTAAATCATTAAGGATTTACCTGAGGCTGTGGGTGATATCAATAATTTTCTATTATGTCTTAGAGCATCGTATACTCCCTCCACTTGATATTCCCGTGGAGAATGAGAACAAATAGAAGACATATAATCTTTTACACCTTCATATGATATACCTTCATTGACTTCAAAAGGCATACCATAAAATTTATTTTCTTTAAACTCATACTTGTAGTCGTGGAGAGTCAGTTTGTCAATGACTTTATCCAACAACCCAGCATAAATCTCCCCAGTATGAGTACTCAGCAGTCGAATCTTGCCGTCCCAATGTCTGCTTCTATATTGGGACATAAATTTTGCAGATTCAACTTCAAATGTAAAATACGGTTGAAGTTCATATAAAATATGAGGTTCACAATGTAGTTTAATGTAAACCTCATTTTTCTTTTCAATAATTACGTCAATCATATCATAATG